CAACTTCTTGATATCCAGTCGTTAACTCCAGCTCAAGATAAAGTTTTTGATGATTGGAAACAGGGTAAAAATCTTTGTCTCTTTGGTTGTGCTGGTACAGGTAAAACATTTGTTGCATTATACCTAGCACTTAAGTCTGTCTTAGATGATAGTACTCCATACGAGAAGATCTACATCGTTCGTTCTTTAGTTGCTACTAGAGAGATTGGATTCCTTCCAGGAGATCATGATGACAAAGCTGCTTTGTATCAGATTCCTTATAAGAACATGGTTCAATACATGTTTGAAATGCCATCTGATCCAGACTTCGATATTCTGTATGATAAACTAAAGGAACAAGAAACTGTATCGTTCTGGTCTACAAGTTTTATTCGTGGTACTACTCTCGATAATTCTATTGTTATCGTTGATGAAATGCAGAACTTGAATTTTCATGAACTTGATAGTATAATTACAAGGTGTGGTCAAGATACAAGAATCATTTTCTCTGGTGATGCCGTACAGTCTGACCTTGTAAAGACTAACGAACGCAATGGTATTCTAAATTTTATGAGTATCATTCAAAACATGAAAGAGTTTGGTTGTACTGAATTTAACATTCAAGACATTGTTCGTTCTGGTTTAGTCCGAAGTTACTTAGTTGCAAAAATTGAATCAGGATTTTAATGTTTGAACATGTAACTATTGATCTACCTAAAAAACTTAAACGTGAGGAGATCGATGGCAAAAGATACTATCGATTGCCAAATGATGATGTTACTAAATTAGTATCGATCACGACAGTCACTGGTTTTAAGTCTAGAGAAGATATTGCAAAGTGGCGTCGTAGAGTCGGTGCTGCAGAAGCAAACAAAATTTCTACTCGTGCAGCCAGTCGAGGAACTGATATGCACACACTAGTTGAACACTATCTGTTAAACGAACCTCTACCAGAGAAACAACCACTAGCAGAGTTTATGTTCAAGTTTGCAAAACCTGAACTAAACAAACTGAGTAAAATTCACGCTCTAGAAAAGTCCCTATATAGTAAACAACTAGGTGTAGCAGGAACTGTTGACTGCATCGCGGAGTACGACGGTGAGCTCGCCATAGTTGATTTCAAGACTTCTAAAGAACCAAAACCTAGAGAATGGATTGATAGTTATTTCGTACAAGCAGCTGGTTATGCCTGTATGTTATACGAACTGACTGGCATCGCCGTCAAAAAACTTGTTATTATTATGTCATGTGAAAATGGAGAATGTAAAGTCTATGAAGAGTACGACAAGCAAAAGTATATTAGATTACTTATGCAGTACATCCGTAACTGGAAAGAATTTAATGAGTAGACAAAAGGACGAACTAGAGAATTTACTTGAGGGTAAATTCTTAACCGCTTCTAAATTCTCATTAGAGATTGAGGAGATTGTTCGCGACTGTAAAGGTGAATTAAATTACATCGAGGCAATTATTTGTTATTGCGATGAGAATAAAATTGAACTGGAAACAGTAAACAAATTAATTTCTAAACCACTCAAAGAAAAAATTCGTGCCGATGCACAAAGACTTAACTGCATCAAACGAACTACAAGGGCTAAACTACCATTGTGACTGGGTTTGAGGTTTACAAAACCTATCTAGCAATCAAATTACATTTCACGAAGGACGACTACAACTACTTTACTTTCAATGGAAAGTCTAGGGCATCTGAGTCGTCCTTTGAAAAAAGAAAGGACAGATACTTTTTTAAAAAACTTGGTACTAAGTTTGACAAAGAAACTATCTTACAATTTTTTGTGTCTCATTTTGTAGAAAACAGTAACACATGGATTGGAGATCTATCTGTCTACAACTCTTCAACATTTAATGCTTGGAAGAAAAAAATACAATCAATGACATTTATGTTTGAGAATGACATAGATTACTTAATTGATGTATGTAATTTTGAAAGTATTTTTGATTGTAAGACTGGTAATCATCCAGTATTATTACAAGCATATTTGGGCGAAAGAATAACACTAGAAACTATGGTGATACTTAATTCATTAGTTAAGTATATACCAGACTTCGACAAAAAAATTAAAGAACCTGTAGTGTGGCCAGATGTAAGAAAAAAGGTAGTAAAATACGAACCTTTCTTATCTGTAGATAAGAATAAATACAAAAGTATCGTAGTTAAAAAAATAAATGGCATTCTTTGATGACATTCCCATTCGTGCTGAAGCAGCAGAACTCTTTGATTTATATCAGAGAATGATGCAAATCAGTATGGGTGGGTTACATAGTATGGAATTGAAAACAGAATATCTAGATAAACTTTCTAGAATTTTAGAACTTCAAAAGATCATGTGGTTCAGAGCAAAATACTCTGAGGAAGATGATGCATTTGAATTTTGCCAACATCTTAAAAAATGTGCCGAGATGCTAGGATACAAAGGTGACATTGATGAAACCTTTAAAGCAATGGAGAATGATGTCGCTTCATGCCGAGAAATTCTACAGGGGGAGTCTTGACTTCCACCCAATACCCTGTTATAATGATTCAGTGGACAACACCACACAAGCCAAATACGAACAAATACGGAGACACACATGACTTTTTCTTCCCTCAAGCGCGACTCTGCATCCGCTTTTGAAAAACTCACAAAAGAATTAGAGAAGGTTGCATCTGGAGATAAAGGATCCAATAGAGATGACAACCTTTGGAAACCTGAGATGGATAAATCTGGTAATGGTTACGCAGTAATTCGTTTCTTGCCTGCCCCTGATGGTGAAGATATTCCCTGGGCAAAGATCTTTAGTCATGCATTCCAGGGACCTGGTGGATGGTATATTGAAAACTCTTTGACTACTATTGGTAAATCTGATCCTGTTGGTGATATGAATCGCGAACTTTGGAACAGTGGTTCAGATCGCGATAAAGAAACTGCTCGTAAACAGAAACGTAAACTGTCTTACTACTCTAACATCTATGTTGTTCAGGATCCTCTGCATCCTGAGAACGAAGGTAAGGTCTTCCTATACAAGTATGGTAAGAAGATCCATGATAAGATTGTAGAAGCAATGCAACCTGCATTTGCAGATGAAACTCCCATCAATCCTTTTGATTTCTGGAAAGGTGCTAACTTCAAACTGAAGATTCGCAAACTTGATGGTTACTGGAACTATGATAAGTCCGAGTTTGATTCTCCTTCCACTCTTGGTGGGTTTGATGATACTCAACTCGAATCAATCTACAAGTCTCAGAACTCTCTTGCAGAACTTGCTGCCGCTGATAAGTTCAAGACTTACGAAGAACTTGAAAAGCGTATGAATACGGTTCTTAACTCTAAGAAGACGCCTCGTATTGATCCAGAGACTGCCGAAGACGAAATGTTTGAAGCACCTAAGTTCAACACTTCATCTGGTGGATTCAACGATCCAGACATCACTGGTGGCAACCAGGTTGTTCCTCAGATGAGTGCCGAAGAAAGTGAAGATGATGCAATGTCTTACTTTGCACGTCTCGCTGAAGAGTGATAAATAGTTCTGTCGCTCTTTCGTGCGCGACACGCTACGAATAGGAATATCGCTTTATTGAGGGGTTAACCACCCCTCTTTTTTTATGCCGATCTAAAAAGTGGTTCAGAAATTCTTAAACCTTTATTGTTAATCTTGTACTTAGTATTATAAGCAAGCAGTTTTTCTAATTCTTCTGCAAGTAAATTCAAATATCTTACTCTTGGTAAAATAATTTCTCGTTTATTTTCATTCAGACTATATTCATATTCACGATTAGTAACTGCAGTCAGTCCTTGTGCAGCAGTTACTGTATTAACAACTTGAGTTGTTACGTTATTAGTAGTACTGGTTGTATAATATTCAAAAGACCAGTCAGGTAGATAACCAGAAACTAATTGTGGTGCAGATCCTTGATAAAATTCAATGATAACTCCTTGATCTAATACAATGCCCAAGTCAACATCTGTAATTCTATCTGTTTCCCAGTGTCTAATATCATCAATTTTATCTCCATACTTAACATCGATATAGTCATCAAGTTCATCTGGTGCTAAGGGCCACTCAGATCTTATATCAGTGATATTATTGAGAAGAAGAATAGTCCAATACCATCTTGGATCATTAAATTCTTTTAAAGCAATTCTATCTGGTGACTCACCTGGATTAATAGTATATGGAACTGAAGAACTATAGACTGCATTAAAACTATCTCTCGCTCTTACTCTACGAAAAATATTTTTAGAAATTTTAAAGTCACCCTTTCTTTTGAAATCAGGGTAAAGAAAATTTGGCTGGGAATCGAAAAACATTTTTTTTTATTAGTAGTTGTTTTCTTTAACTTCAGTTGAAGTAATGATCTCAGTTTCTGTGAAACTTAATGTCATAGTATATGCAACAGGATCAGCACCTTTATATGTAGCCCAAATTGCATCTGGTGTATAGTTAATAGATACCTGAGTTAAAACACATGGTTTTAATTTTGGTAGAGATGTAATTTCACTATTGTCTTCACCATTTTTCCAACCAATTCTAAAAATATTCGGAACGGTCAACCAACGATCGGAAAGGTTACCTGAATCACCTTCTGATCCTTCTTTCAAACCAAGTCTAGAGTTATAATCTGGTAGAGAATTTGCTCTGATAGTTTTAATAATTCTTTGAATTGCCGCAGTCTCTCCTGAATTTCTGGGGACAAGTTTCCAATCAAAAGTAAACTGTCTCATACCCACACCATTAAATACCTGTTCGGTATATGGATTCATAATTTTTCCAAAACCATTTTGAGTAACCTGTTGAGATCCGCCTTGACCAACAATACTATCTAATAGTTTCATCGCAACTCCAATCTTACCACCACCGGCAAGAGCCTGTAGGTTTTTGGTAATAGATTCTGCACTATCTGCATTAGCAAAACCTTTTCCAATCGAAGGTAATAATTTACCAACAACTCCAGATCCTTCTTTATAATTTGGACTATCTTGGTATTGAACATTATTGGGTATTGGTAAAATAACAGTACCAAGTTTTGCTACATTTGTTTTTTGTGATTGAATATTACTAAGAAAAGTAGATTCGCCAAGGTTATCAATACCAAATGAGTTCTCTAATCCAGACTCATCTTCAGTAGCAGTTTCTCCTTCTTCACCACTAGTTTGTGTAGCAGGTGTAGTTCTAAATTGTAGTTCAGTTGTTTTAACAAATTTAACAATATCATGTTGTTTCTTAACAAAATCACCTTGACCCATAATAACATTTAATAACCCCGCAACTGGAGAGAAAATTTGTTCTTCATTTTCCAAATTTTTAATTAGCTTTAATTTATCATTTTCGTATTTATATAGTAAAAATTTATTAATAGTTCTAAGTTTTTCTAATCTATATAACTGTGACTTCCAAATTTCACCTGTTTTTTTCTTACTCATTTCCATATTCTCAGTATATGTGGAGTCAAATTCATCAAACATTTCCTTTAGTAACTCTTTTTTAATAAGTTCAGTTCCATACT